TAGGGAATAGCGCCATAGTGTCATCTGACCATCCATAGTTGCACCATTCTGCACCTTTATTGTATGCGGATTCAATTTGTTTATATGTTGCTAAACCTCCACCATAAGCCTGACAAATTGCCTTTGCATCATCATATGTATATTTGTTGTCCGGGATATTGTATACTTCTTTTACTATTTTCATTTCTGGTACTACACTTTCATCCGGTTTTTGCTGAATTGTTAAATCAATTTTTGGCTTATCTGTAAATAAATCTTTAACACCCGCAGTTATATTTACATTGAAAAAATACTGAAACCCGTTGATAATAAGCAGAATTATAAAAACACTCCATAGTATAACTTCGAGTGTTCTTTTCCCTGATGACTCGCCGCCCCCTCCTCCGTCGCCACTACTAGTTCCTGCGCCTTTATTTCCTAAAGAAGAAAACAAAAAGTAATATAACAATAAAATTATAACAAAAGTAACTATAATAATAATACGTGTAGTTACAGATGTTGAATCTAATTCTCTTTTACCAGATACGGCTAATTGACTTATATATTGTAATGGATCACCTTGTAAACCTGATAATGAATTATAACTTATGCTCATTTTATATATAAAATACTATATATAAAACTATATATAAATTTTATTTTATTGAAATATATTGGTTTTATGATTTTGTATTTATAATTGGGGTTTAATGACTATGGGTTTATGATTTTATGATTTTGTTACTTGTTCATACTAATAATACCCTTTTTACGATAAAAAAGACAATATGGTGTATTCCCACTAATCATGTCAGCATTTATAGTTATTTCTTTTACTATAGTATCATTGAAGTTATACCATTTTCCGTTTGCATTCTTAATCGTCGCGCTATAGTGTCCACCATCGACCTGGCCGTGATGGTTGCAAATAGCATACAAGTCGTATATATATCCTTCCTTCCCATATCCTTCTACATATCTTGAAAAGTCGACATCTTGTATTGGAATATCAATAAATATTTGATTCTTTTTGGTTTTTCCCGTTGCATATGAAGTTATAAATCTCTTAATATCAAGTATCATTACATTAGGAAGACTCCAAAATAATATTCTTTTATTCACTGCTTCCTTTCTATTTGTCGCCTCATTAAACCACATATTGTCTCCGTCTAAAACTTCCTTCTCGCAATGTTTGTCAAAGCAGTCAAAAAGTGTAATATTTTTATCGGTTTTTTCAATGCGTAATTCTTCCTTTGTGGGAATCGGAAGATGAATAATCATAAATGGTTCTGGAGTTATACTAAGATATATTGTGTCTGTACTGCGCGAGGAAGATGACGATGAACCAACTGGTGTTAAAACAGAAACATGGATTCCAAAGAATATGTTCAATATTTCCGAATAGTCTTTTGTATACTTTTGTTTCATCATTTCATAACATTTCTTGCCCATTTCATCTTTTTTTGTGCGAATATTTCCTTTAATATCCATAATAACTTCACGCGTAAGTGCATTATGAAATGACTCTAATACAAACAGCAAAAATTCAGGTAAGTCGTTTTGTGACCACCCAGAAAATAATTCGTGATTCGTTGCTTTTGAAATTCGCTGTACTGAATTAATAAATCTACCTGGAGATATGATGCAGTTTTGACTCCACATCAGTTTACGGAGATCATCCCACTCTACGAGTAAAACAGATTCGGGTTTATTATTTAAATTTTTCCTATAACTTCCATCTCCCTTTGTTAAAAATTCGTTAAATTCATATGTATGCGATAGACACTGAATACACGAATTTATAAAACACGTATTTCCCAAATTTGTAAGACCGGTTATTCCTCGATTTGCATAGCCATTGAATTTTTCTATTACTATAGGGCTAGAATCAATGATACTACCATGTGTAGATGCCATCTTCAACTATATAAGTATTTTGTAGTTATTATAATATACAAATTAATATTTAAACATTTTTAATATATCATTATATATCATTATATATAATAGTATAGTATACTATATGAATAGTAACCAAGGAAACACAAGTCAATCTCATAGTAATAGAGCAAATATTATACAACATGATAGCAGTATGAGAGGGTATAGTGTTGAAAACTCTTTTTATGACAGCCCCTTTAATATGGATTTTGAGTATGGTTATTTGAATATGATGTTTAATATAACCGCGTTTACTGCAAGAACACAAGATATGTTTCAAAGTCTTGAAAGCAATCTTTCAAGTATTATAGAGCTGCAAAATGAAAGGAGACGACTAGAATCGGAGTCTCGACAAACGAGAGAAACGAGAGAAACGAGAGAAACGAGAGAAACGAGAGAAACGAGAGAAACGAGAGAAACGAGAGAAACGAGAGAAAATAATCAAAATTCAAATATAAGACGACCATCTACGCAAACTAATTATCAACCTTCAACACAACCGGTTCAAAATAATTCGTCAAATATTCTAAATACAGATATAGGAACAGGAACAGGAACAGGAACAGGGACCGATACAGGAACAGGAACAGGGACCGATACAGGAACAGGATTGACGGATAATTTAAACTATCTTCTTGGTAGAAGAAATATTTTTGACTCTTCAAATAATGTAGTATTTTCTTTTTTACCTAGAAGTGTATTATTAAATCCAACAACACTATCAGAAAATATTCTAGGAAATACTAGTAGAACGAGCCGAAGAAACAGAAATGGGCTTACCATTCAAGAGATTGAAGAAAATACTGAAATTATTAGCTATGGTTCTATAACTACGCGTCAAGGATTAAATACAGAATGTCCTATCAGTAGAGATTCATTTAATGACAGCTCTATTGTTCTTCGCGTGAAAGAATGCGGACATTGTTATGTTCCATTTCGAATGATAACGTGGCTTGAGTCACAATCAACATGTCCACTATGTCGTAGAAATGTTATTGTCTCTGCACCTGCACCTGCACCTGCACCTGCGGTGGCGCCATCGTCAACAAATACATTCTCAAACATTATAAACAACATAAGAAATAGCACCAATTTGGATAATCTATCCATCGATAACATGAATGATGACTCTATTGTTTTTTCATTCGACTTGCCACGTTCTACAAGTGACACACGCGGACAATCACAAGGACAAGATTTCACAAATACATATCTTTCAAGTTTATCCGAAATTTTTTCAAATTTAACCAGGAACAATACTCAACCAAGTGACGCTGAAACTCCTAATTCATTGGAACAACCATCCAGTCAATATGATGAAGTAGATTGATTATATAGTGTTGTTATTTATAATTATAGTTTATCCTTACAAAAAATTGAAGCGAAAAATGGTTGTAATATAATATACAGCAAAACAATACACGCTTATCAGCTTACTCTATATAGACACGACACCAAGATCAAGATGCCTCGCAGATCATTCTTCATGTTTCCCTTCAACGACCTTGATTTGGACGATGGGGGCGAGTTTATCCCAATGTGGTCATTTGATATATTTGACAATATGTTTGTGAATTTTCTAGGATGGGTATGGACTCAACTCAAACGCCTTGCGCCAGTTTTATCGTGGATATACTCTGTATGTGGCTACTATATCATGTGGATTCTGATACATTATGCAGCAATACATTTATACCCTGAATTTTGCGGACCTTACACTATTTTGGGTTTTATTCTGTCGCCCTTCATGATCTCGGCGCCGCATTGCATCGCGATGCGATGGATCATGAGCGAAGGTTCAAATATCATCATGGCGATGTGGATTACTATCGGTGGAGTTTTAGTCAACAAAATAATGCGACGTTGATTACAAAAAATAATATATGTTGTGAATATATTTTATATTATTTTTCTTCGTCATATTTATTTCTTCTTAAAGAAGTTCATAATGCTCTGATTCTTCTTACTCGCATTATCAATTTCAATCAAATACTCGTCGAACAGAATCTTCTTCACTTCTTTATTCCGAAAATCTGTTATCTTCTTCTTTATCTTTTCCTCATCCTCGCCATCGAGTAGTTTGTCATTCCACGATTCAATCGACCGCTGCAGTGCAGGAACATGTCGCTTATAACTCGGGATATTCTCCAACACCAGTGCAAACACCTGCTGTAAGGGCTTCATAATTTGATTCGTAATATAGAAAGCATAATTCGGTTTTATTTTATTCGCCAGGATATAGTCAGGGTGTTCTATTCTCTCGCCTTGTAGTGCCTTCTTGTCGGGATTCTGGATATAAACGAAAGGGATTCTGTCGCCAACACTTGGCTTATTTCCAGGGTCACGTTTGCCCATTCTATCCGCCAATACTTTGTGTGCAATTTGTGCCGGGTTTTTGTATCCACTTCGAAGCGATTTTGAAATAATCAGTTTATCCATCGGCACCTTTTCGTCGACTAAATTTTGCAGGGACGATTTTAAGAACTGAATCGCGGTTTCGACATTTTGTTCCTTCATTAGAATATCAATGACACCACCATAGATATCTTTGACGATGGGTGCATTATCGCGGCGTTTCAGAACTATACCCATACTTTTGCGCTTCGGTTTCTCCGGCTTGTCTTCATACAACATACCAATGTATCGCTTCTTCGATAGCAGACAGAATGGCATAAGCGTTTTTTCATACACCCACGCATGCGGCTGCTTCAGAAATCGGGTCGCAAGATGTCCGACCTCTTTTGCAAACTCAATCGTAATCTCAAGCGCGTCCTTTCCGCGAATCGGCGTGCCATCCGGCGTTGCAAGATTAAATGTGAAGAATACAGAATCCGTGTCACCATATATGCACTCAGCTTTCGTATTTACAAACCCGAATTTCTTCGACTCTATCTTCGCATCCCCATATACTTCCTCAACAACGCGCTTTCCATATGTCAGCAGTTTGCGTCCCGTCGCGGTAGTGGACGCCGCAATATCCACATCATAAAACGTGCTTGTTTTGGCACCACATTGTCCATAAAGCGAGTTCGCAGTGACTTTATAACCGAGTTGCCGTTTGTCTAAAATATTCGCCATAAAGGGGTCATCTGTTGCTTCGGCAAGTTTGCGCGTAGCTTTTCGCGCTGCAAGCAGTTCTTCGAGCACATCGGGCATAATTGCTTTCACTCCGTCTCGTGGCTGTGCGAATCGGCATATTTTTTTACCATTCAGTGTTTTGATGGCTTTGCCTCTGCTGTTTGGAACCCACTTATATGTATCATAGGTAACATCCACATATTCATATCCAGGCAAGTTATCGTAAATATAGTTTCCTGATGGATCTTTCACACCGGTTTCGCGAACCAGCTGTCCCGCCAAGTCGAACTCTCGTGTCCATACTTTGCTATCATGCGACAAATTCTCGCTAATCATTGATGACGGATATAGTGACGAATAATCTAAACATGCAACCGGATTGTCCAAATATAAATTGCATTTCGGCGGAAGACAAATCGCGCCCTCATAACTCTCATTGCCGAATGAACGCTCGAGCAC